GGTGGTTGGCGTAGTTCCTGTAGGCGTAGTTCCTGTAGGCGTAGTCCCTGTAGGCGTAGTCCCTGTAGGCGTAGTCCCTGTAGGCGTAGTCCCTGTAGGCGTAGTCGATTTAGTAGCGGCGGTTTTGGCTGCGTCGGCAATCCCAGCTACCTTTGCATCGAGGTCTTTGTATTTTATCTCATTTAACCCCACTAAACTTATGTTAGTAGGAGGTGCTAGACCTCTGTCTGTATAGGCTTTATTTATGGCGTTTTTATAATCTGTTGACGAAACAGTTAGAGGGTCCTTGATTGTTTTTATAGCATTCGTTAGATCTTCCCCAGTTTTGCCCTTAATTGCATTTACATTGGATGTGGATGGGGAAAGTTTGTTATCCGATAAAACTTGTCTAGCTTTTGCGGTATCGGCAACCCCAGCCACCTTTGCATCGAGGTCTTTGTATTTGACCCCACTTAATCCTGCTGAACTTATATTAGCGGGAGGTACTAAACCCCTGTCTGTGTAGGCTTTAATTATGGCGTTTTTATAGTCCGCCAACGAGACTTGGGTAGGGTCTTTTATTGTTTTTATAGCATTCGTTAAATCTTCGCCAGTTTTGCCCTTAATTGCATTTACATTGGATGTGGATGGGGAAAGTTTATTATCCGATAAAACTTTTTTGGCTTCGGCAGTATTTGTAAGATCGGTAACTTTGGTGTCTAAATCTTTATAGAGCGGGGCGGTCCCCAATCTAGCAAGGTCAGCACTTGATGGGGCTGCTAATCCTTTACTGGTGTAAGCATCGGTAACAGCTTTCCTGAAATCTGTCGTCGAAACGCGGATATCGCCTTTTATTTGATTGAGGCCGTTTGTTAAGTCTTGCCCGGTCTTGCCTTTTATTAAGTTAATGTTAGCCGTAGTAATAGGGAATTTGTTTTGTCTTAATAAAGCGATAGCGGCAGTTTGAGCGGCAGTGGCAGCGATTGCAGCGGGGGTTTTAGCGGTTGGCGTAGTTCCTGTAGGCGTAGTTCCTGTAGGCGTAGTTCCTGTAGGCGTAGTTCCTGTAGGCGTAGTTCCTGTAGGCGTAGTTCCTGTAGGCGTAGTTACTGGTTTGGCCTCAGCTACTAGTTTAGAAACGACAGCTTTGGCGTTGGCCTCCGACATATTTGTCGTTTGAGCAAGTTGCGTCGCCGTGGGGTTATCGACCCCCACATCCTTCCAAAATTGCCTTGCTTCTGCTTCAGTAGTAACAAGCGGGTTAATTTGATCTTCTAGCGTGGTCGTTGGCGTAGTTGTTGGCGTAGTTGTTGGCGTAGTTGTTGGCGTAGTTGTTGGCGTAGTTGTTGGCGTAGTTGTTGGCGTAGTTGTTGGCGTAGTTGTTGGCGTAGTTCCTGTAGGCGTAGTCGTTGGCGTGGTCGTTGGCGTGGTCGTTGGCGTGGTCGTTGGCGTAGTTGTTGTTTTGTTTACTTCTTGAGCAACCTTTTCTGGGAGAATTGTTTTTGCTTGTTCAGACGAAATTTGAACTTTTTTGCTTGGATCGTCTTGCGAAAATATTTCGGTTACAAAGTATTGCTTGTTTCCGTCTTTATCAATGAAATAATCTTCAGAGGTTTTATCTGGCGGCAAAACAACCGTGCGAACCGAATAGACATGGCCGTTTGTGTCTGTAACATCATATCCAGTTGTCCCGTCAGCATTTACTGCTTTTACGTATGATGTCCACGCAAATTCATTTTCTTCGGGTTTACGGCCAATCCCAGAAACCAAATTTCCAAGCAGCGAAAGCTCGCCGTTGGGATTCATAAATTTTTTAAGACCCTCCCCAGTTACGTTTGCTCCAACTAAGGAAGTAATTGTTGGTAATCCAGATCCGGAACCCGATCCGGTTTCATTTCCGGACCCTACACCACTGCCGTCCCCAGTGCCAGACCCTAATCCCGCGCCATCTCCAGAAGTTCCACCTCCAGTAGTTCCACCTCCAGTAGTTCCACCTCCAGAAGTTACTTGACTATTTGTAGATGGGAATCGTATGTCATACTCATTAACTAAATCTTTAAGATCGGTTACAGACAATTCTGAACTTGAAATGTATCCAGAACTATTGGGATCAAAAAGATTTTGTAATTCTTCATCCGTCATCTCTGACGGTCTTTGTAGCAACTGGCGATAATCAGTTAACGATGCGTCCGATAAAGTGTCCGAAGTGTCCGAAGTAAATTGAGCTGTCTTAACAGCGTTTTCTAAATTAATAGCAGCAAGCTGTGAGTTGTATCCGGTGATTGCACCGTCCTTGTCAAACATGACTTCGCCACTTGCAACTTTATCTGTTGCGGGAGCGTTTGCTGTTGCCCTTTTGAACTCAGGCGAATTGGATAGCTGTCTAGCAAAATTAATGTAGTCGTTAGTTTGAAGCGGGGTGTTTGTAAGGGCGGATGTGACACCGAACTGAGCGATCTGTCCAGCGGCTGGACTTTTAGTAGCTGCTGCAACCGTTTGATTAACTAACGTACCAACTCCGGCTATACCACCGTTAGTTATGGCTCTTTCAAAGTTGCCAGTTTGGGCGAGAGTATTTAGGGTCGAATTAACTGCGGCAGCGTACGCGTAGCTACCGGTTGCTTGGTAAACAGCTTGTGCTGCGTTATTAGCAACGACACTAAACCCGCCAAGAAAAGCAAACCTAGGGATATCCTTATCAGTTATGGCGGCATTAATAGCACCTAACGTAGCGGCACCGCCTATATCAGCAGCTAGCCCAGTAACCGTCCCACGCGTCAAATTAGTAACTGCTTGACCGGTTTTAGTTGCGGCAAAGGCAGCAGCCACATCGGCTGGCATTTTACCGGCTTCGGTTGCCCCTGCCGCCCAATCTGACCCAACAAAATCCGTACCTTTAGCAAGGTAATCGACCCCATACGGCAACAGATTGAGTGCGACTTTCCCCCAATCCCCTTCAGCAGCAGCCATTCCAACTTTGGCGGCAACAGCAAACGGCTGAATTGGGCTGGGTATAACGGACGCAAGGTTTAGCAGTATCCCGCCAAATCCTTCTTTGAAAAAACCGCGAGCACGTGGGTTATAGTTGTTTAATTTAAACCCAACCCCAGTGTTTGCCCCGGGGTTAAAGCCTATGAAGTACGTGCCTTTGCCGTCGTCATACGAAGCAAACTGCTGTGGGATAGCTTGGTTGTTTACTTTGTTGTAGTACTCAGTCGTTGTGCCGGTTTGGGTTGTCCGCGTAAAATAACTGCCCAAGCCCTCGCCAACGCTTAGATCCGGTTTTAGGCCGGGATCATTGGCGCTGTAATCTATTCCAGTATTTGACCCCCTATAAACATATCCGCCATCTGAATCTGCTAATTTTACAACCTGCTCGGTTTCATATGTCGGAACCTGCCTTACACCAAGCTGACCAAGGTTGGTAACGCCGTATCTTTCAACAAGGGATGCAGCAATCGCGTTAATTGGACCGCTTTCTTTGCCGCCTAGCTGCTCGATGATCCCTTGGATCGCCATGACGTTTTCGGGTCTAACATTACGTGTATACCCATAGTCACCAGAAAGCTGTTGCGCTCTAGTTGCAAGTACTCCTTCAGGCGATTTCAACCATGCCTCTTGCGCGGCCTTTTCTTGTTCTTTTTGTGCCTCTAGCTCGGCCCTCTCTTGTTGTTGTCGTGCTATTTCAGCAGGGTCATCTGGTACCCAAGCATAAATGTCACTATCGCCACTTGAAACTAATACATACCCCATAATTAACCCACTTTCCAATTAGTGCCGTCAGAATACACGGGCACTTTAGTTGACCCGCCACCGGCTACCGTGGTGCCAAATGTCGATACAGAAGAATCGGTTACAAATGCCCTAGCCCCTACGCCAGAAGTAACTGCACTGGGTAAGTTAGATACAGTCAAAGGTACGTTAGCTTTTAGTTGTCCAATAATCTTGTCGCGCTGGTTGAAGTACAACCGCATCGTGTTTGTTAATTGGTCAAAATAACGTCGCTCGTACTCGTTTGGGGCAAGCGGTAAATTAGGGGCAACTACTTGCGCCAGTACATCGTCAGCAGTAACAAGGTAAGTCATCGCCTACCGTCCTGACGGATATCGAATCGGGGGAACCCAAGCTGCCATTGCACGCCTAAATCACTAGATGCGACTTTTATGATCATCTGACGCCCACGCACCCGAATGTTCACCTGCCCAGTAAACTGCTCGATAGGTACAGTAGCAGTGCGGGTAACTGTTCCGCTGTCACTTCCACCGACAGATGTAGGGTTATTATAGCCCGACCCGGAGTTTTGCATTGGCAACAAGGTCATTACAGCGGAAGGAGAAGCTGCCGTGGAACCTTGAAATGTCACATCGGGTAGCATGCGCCAAATAAATCCAAACCTATCACCGTCGTCAATATCAAACTCCGAGGAGGAGATGTAGGCTTCGATGGGCAAGGTGGTTGCCGTCTCGTTGTTATCCACCCCGGACTCGTGATCTACAAGGTTGTAGCTATATGTAGCGGCAGCAGGATAGTTACGCAGCCCCGAATCCAGCCACGCAGTACGCGCCATTGTGCCGTAATACCAAACCCCTTGACCGCCTTTGCCATCGTTTTCGAGGTAGTTGTATATGACGTAACGGTCGATTGTGGTGTTTGGGTTGACCGCTGTTCCAGTACCGTTTGGCCCAGTTATTGAGCAGTAAAACCACCAGACTTCGTTAAAGCCTTCATTGGTCCCGCAGAAAAATTGCTCGTTCTGTCCGAGGTTTATGTCGTCGTAGATGTATTTGCGTAAGTCGCAGTTAAGTGTGTTGACCCGACCATCGTAGACGTAGAACTTATCTACCCCCATCCAAAACACTCTACCCGAAGCAACTATTGCTGCGTTCTGACCAATGATCGAAATGTTATCGCCAAGTATTTGGGCACCCCATACCGCAGGGGGGCCAAGGTACTGCAAGGAATAAATAGCGGAGTCCGTAAAAACAACCGTCTCCTGTCGGGTCTGGACAGCCGTGACAATTTCAGAACCGTGAGAAAGTGTCAAACTACCTGCTTGGTTAACAGCCGAAGGAGTCCAAACGTACGGATCTTCCTGCGACGACCACCGAATAAGCATTGGGTTCTGGGTAACTGAACCGTAATCGTTGCACCCAAAAGCAAACACAAACCGGTTATCTGAAACATATACTACGTTCTGTATTGCCGGAACGTCTACCAAGTTGGAAATATATACGCCAGACCCAGTAGACGCGGTGTTGATCAGTGTGCCGGACGAGTTAGTTATGTTAGCGGTTAGACCTGATACGTTAGACAGATAGTACGTCGTTGCAGCAGACACACCAGATGGAAGAGAACCTGATGCAGCAAATTGAAGGGGGGTACCTGCGGGAAAGGTAGTGCTTAGGGTTACAACGGTAGGGGAAGCACTAGTAAACGAGACGTTGCCACCTAAAGAATTTAGCAAAACTCCCCGCGTGCTTGTCCCACCGCTCGCATCCCAGTAGTAGATAGCGCCCCCACGATATCCAAAAATCAGGTCTTCCCCAAAATTATTTTGAGTCCACAACCGAATAGATGAGGTTGAAGTAGAACTTGTACCCCACGTACCAGAACTCCACGGACCCGAACCCCACCCATTAAGAGGAACTTGGGTCTCGAAACCAACACTGATTTGATATGCAGCCGAAACAGAAGCGCCACCGTAGGAACCAGCGGCCAAAGCAGTGGGGACGGTAATTGTGTAAGAGTTAACGTTTACGTAAGTAATGCTGTATTCAGCGTTTAGGGTAGATGCATACGTACCCGTAGCCCCACTAAACGTAACATAATCACCAGTAGAAGCACCGTGAGATGCAGCGGTAACCGTGACAGTCGTAGTACCGTTAGCCGTGAATGGATTGGAGCCGAGCGTGGTAGTAACGCGAAGCGGGGTAATGTCGTAGTACGCACCCCCTTGCCCAATATAGAATTTTAAGTTAGTTCCGACTCCAATCAAATTTTGAGCGGAAAGCGTCACCCAGTTCCACAGCGACCGGCATATACCCAAAAAGGTATAAGTGGAGATCCGCTGCCACCCACCAATCTTTTCGGGTGTGCCTTGGCGAAACCGGACTTTATCGCAGTCGTACCAACCGTTTTCGTTGGCGTAGCGAGTATTTTCCTTGTTTACACCGGGACGAGGCTGGAACTTTTTGAGTGTCATTACTTGCTCGCTACACCCTTATGCTTCTCAAAGGAACGCATCCCACCAAAACCGAGAAGGCCAGCCAATAGCGTCATCAACTGCTCAACGTCAAGGTCTGGGGGCGCGGCCAATGTATAGGGGATTATATCCATACTCTGACCAAAAGCCCACAACCACTGCATCAGCGGGTAGCCAAGGAATTGGTAAGCCAAACCTGCAACCCCAACCCAGCCCACAGCAGGACGCCAAGAACTGACAAACCAGTTAGTAGAAGCCGCTTCAATCTTATTGACCTCAACCTGTGCCAAGTCAGTGGCTTGGTCAATTTTCTTTTCCTCAAGGTCGAGCTTGCGGTCCTCCAGCGCCATCTGAAGGCGTTCTTGGTCTGTCGTAATGAGGTCGCCCGCGACCTTGCCCACGCCTTCAATGATGCTCCCGATTCCAATAAGATCCATTATTTTAGTCCGGACAAAGTGCGATTGATCCAGCCAAGAAGAAACTTGGACTGGGTACGGTTTTTGTTGCAGATGTCTGCGTAACGAGTAATTTTTGCCAGAGCGTAGGATTTCTTGAACGAATCTGGTTCAACACTGTTGAATTTTTGCAGCGTAACAGGGCCGACCGCGCCGTCTGGCGTAGCGCCTACAATCAACTGTGCCAGCTTGGCTGCAACTTTGATGCCGGTGTTTACGCCGAAGTTGAAGATGCTTTCTGCAACAACTTGCTGCGTAATTTCATCCCCTCGGATACGATCCCAAAACTCAGCCTTATAAAAGCTACGCACCATTCCAGTAAGGAGCGGATTGTCACGGCCACCTTGGTCAATGATGTTCCATCCCGGCCAGTGCGGGTTTGGGTTTCGCGCAATTCCAGCATAAGTCATTCCTCCGGTATCCCCGGGAATAGTGTGGAGAACGTAACCGCCTTCATCGACGATCATCTTTTCAAAAGCGGGATTGAAGTCAGCCATTTCCGTACATCCTTGTATACTCGTCCCGGAGGAATGTCACCTTTTTGCGCCCGTCATGTTTCTTGACTCTACCCAAGGCTGGCGGGTTGTTCAAGTATTCTGCGGCTTGCAGGAGCATGTCTGGGTCATCATCAAAGCTACCTAAAGCCGTGTTACATCGTACACACAAGATTCCCCGAACATCATCAGAGTCGTGGCAGTGGTCTACTGCAAACTTGTACTGCTTGAGCTTGAGGGGGTTGTGGCAGATAGCGCAATTATACCCCTGAAGTTTCAACAAAAAGTCATAATCTGTGGGGGACAGCCCGAACCGATCAAGACGGTTTACATCAGATTTGCACGCTCTGCAAAGAAAATAGTCCTTGCGCCCGTGAATGGTCAGGTCTTCTCGGAGAAACTCTCCACGGCAGATAGCGCAGAATAGCATTGAAATACCCCGGTGGGTCGCACCGGGGCTTGACCTTAGTTGTCGGTCTGCTCGTCTTCTTCCAATTCTTCAGCCTCGCCTTCTTCCGCAAGCACGGCGGCAGCAATTTCAAACTGGGCTTCGATGTGCGAAGAAAAAAGGGAGCTAAGAGTAAACTCGCTAACGCCATTAGCGGTAGCAACAGCAAACACAGCCGAGAACAAAGTGTTCAGAGCGTCAATTGGCTCAGAACCTTCAAGAATATCAATAATCTGGTCTTTCATGAAAAACTCCAGTAGTTAGTGGGCAAGTGCCCGCAGCGATTTTACGGTTCGTACAAGACAGGAAAATTACTTGGCGGCAAGTTCGGCCTTCACCAAGTCAAGTTCGGCTTTGAGTTCCTTGATTGCGTTGACGAGTACAGCGATCATGGAGTCTTGGTTGTAACTCAAATGCTCGGGGTCGCTATCGTCAATGATGACTGGGTTCGGTCCTTCAGCAGCTAGGATGTCCTGTGCTTTGAACCCATACCGAATCGGCCCAGTCGGGGTTTTGTCTTCACGAGATTCGCGGAACTGATACGCAGTCGGCACCAAAGAATCTACAAACGCCAGCCCATGAGGCACCGGAGCAAAAGAAGTTTTATCCCTAGCGTCAGAAGTCGTGGCCCAAGAAACTTTGATATATGCATTGGTAATGCTGTTATTGCCCATAACAACTCGGTTGCTATCGGTCGTAATGTTCCTTACCGCGTCAGTACCGGCTTGATATCCAATACATATATTATTAGCACCAGTGGTGATGTTAGAGCCAGCAACGTTTCCCACAGCAGTATTTTGATCTGATGTGGTTGCGTTGGTTAAAGCTCCGGCTCCTATTGCAGTATTGGCATTACCGCTGGTGCTTGTGGCTAATGCTGAGGTGCCAACTCCAACATTTTGACCTCCGGTGCTATTAATTAAAGCATAATGACCGATTGCTATACAATTACTCGGATTTACGCCATTTTTTAAAGCTAGCGAACCAATTGCGACGTTATAGTTTGAACCCCCGCCTGAATACCCCGCTTGATACCCCAAAAAGGTATTTTCCGCTCCGCCAGCCATCGAATACCCTGCACCAGAGCCTACAGCAGTATTGTTAGTGCCCGTAGTATTACTGGTTAATGCGCCGTCACCGACTGCGGTATTGCTGGCTACAGCACTAGCGCCTCGACCTACCTTAACACCATTAACAGTTAGTATTGCACCGTCAAATGTAAGCGCGGAAGAAGCACCGAAGGAGTTGTTATCGTTGTACTGGATTTGAGTGTTTAAACCAGCAGGGGAACCACCGCCGCCACCAGCCGGAGTAGCCCAAGTTCCATCGCCCCTCCAGAATGTAGTTGAGCTTGCTCCAGTTCCGCTATTAAGCCTTGCAACCGCCAAATTACCGGTAATGTTTGAAGCAGTACCAGTTGTGTTTTGATTAAAGGTCGGCCAAGTAAAAGTCCCAGTACTAAAGTTTCCAGAAGTTGGAGTACCTAAAATGGGCGTAACAAGCGTTGGGCTGGTCGATAAAACTACCGAGCCAGTACCAGTAGAAGTAGTTACCCCCGTACCACCGTTAGCTACAGCTAAAGTGCCGGTAGCTTGAGCAACTGGAATATTTGTACAGCTTGAAAGATTGCCGGATTGCGGAGTACCCAGAATAGGCGTGACAAGCGTTGGGCTGGTAGAAAGTACGTTGCTACCACTACCAGTGGAAGTAGTTACTCCAGTGCCACCATTAGCTACAGCTAAAGTACCAGCAAGAGTTATCACCCCCGCCGTTGCACTGCTTGGGGTAAGTCCGGTAGTGCCCCCGCTAAAAGTCGTAACCCCAGCACCACTTCCAGCAGGTGTAGCCCAAGTTCCATTGCCGCACCAAAATGTAGTAGCAGATGCGCCAGTACCACTATTAAGGTTAGCGACTGCTAAGTTACCAGTAATGTTTGAGGCAGTGCCAGTCGTGTTTTGATTAAAAGTCGGCCAAGTAAAAGTCCCAGTACTAAAGTTTCCAGAAGCTGGAGTACCAAGCACAGGAGTAATAAGGGTCGGACTGTTTGCAAGAACTACAGAACCCGTCCCCGTCCCAGTGATTGTGCCGCCAAGAGTTAAGTTCCCGGTACTAGTAACCGTACCACTAAGGGTAAGACCGCTAACCGTGCCAGTACCGCTAACCGATGTTACTCCCGAACTTACAGTGGTTGATACCTTAACGAAGTCGGAACCGTTCCACGCGCAGAGTGCTTTCTCCCCAGCAACAATCGTAACCCCAGTAGTGGGGCCAACACCACGAAGAACAATCGACTGCGTACTGCTAGCATTGATGACAATGTACGCTTTACTTTGAGCCGGGGCGGTGATGTTTCGCGTTGTTGTTCCAGCAGCCGTCCAACGAATTATTGCTGCTCTAGCTTGGTTTGCTGCTTCTTCTGTAGTCGTTAGCGTAACGTCAATGTCGGCTGAGAGGGTTGTGGTACCCGCAATTGCTGTGTCAAGGAGGGATGTGATCGCGTTGTTAACCGTATCGCCCCAAACACCAGTTAAAGAGCCGGTCGTTGGGAGAGCTAAACCGAGAAGCGGAGTTGCCATGAATATTCCTTAAGCGGCTATTTGAGTCCAATTGGACGTTTGTGTGGTTGGGACATCTACCCAGTTGGCGTCTTGTTGTGTGTTAATCAACTGCCAAATATTAACGGACCCGACATACCCAGTAGCTTGTACCCCGGAAACGTACACTACTTGGATTGATCTTACAACAACGGAACCGGTTTGACCTGTTGCAAAGACCCCGGTTACGGGCACAGAAGTAACTGATGATGCCTGTACAGTCCCTAGCGCAGTTGTAGATACAACCCCAGAAACCGCAGCATTTGCTGCGCCGGTAGTAGTTACATTGCCAAGCTGACCAGTAGCCGAAACCCCGGTAACAATTGCCGAAGCAATAGTAACTGTAACTGTACCTAATTGGCCTGTAGCAGAAACCCCCGTTACAGCTACAGAAGTTCCAAGACTTACCGAAACGGAATCAAGTTGGCCCGTTGCAGAAACCCCCGTTACAGCTACAGAAGTTCCAAGACTTACCGAAACGGAATCAAGCTGCCCTGTTGCAAAGACACCGGTTACGGGTACAGAAGTTGGAAGAGCAACTGTGACGGTCCCAAGCTGCCCAGTTGCGGATACGCCGGTAACCGTTGTTATGGCGGAGCCAGTAGCAGTAACCGTACCAAGCTGACCTGTTGCGGAAACCCCAGTTACTGCAACAGTAACATCAGAGCTAGTACTAATAACTACGGTGCCGACTTGGCACGAGGCAACTACACCATTAACAGCCGCGCCATTAATCGTTGCATAAAACGCTGTGTATTCAAACGCATTGCCATCAAACGCGGGGGGACCGTAGGCTTGTATATCCCCAAGTTGAACGTTTGAGACCACCCCGGTAGGGGTATAAGACACCGAAACGCCAACAGTGGCGGTGCCGAGCGTGACTGTACTAGATACTCCAGATACAGAAGCTATCGTAGAAATTACGACAGTAGCAGTCCCTAGCTGACCAGTAGCACTAACTCCGGTTACAGTCGTGGATGAAGCGGCAGCTACAACTACGTCGCCAATCTGCCCAGTGGCGGAAACGCCTGTTACGGATACGCCGCTATTTACATCAAAAGCGGTTTCTTCAAACGCACCGTATTGAAAGGCGGCCATTACATCTCGCTATGCCCGAGGATCGGAGGCAGAGTTACTGACACTACAACCGGGGTGCCGGGAGCCGAAGGCCAGTTTATCGCAAACGGGTCGGCTTGGGTAGTAACATCTCGCAGGGCTTGGCGGTAGGTTGCCCATGCTGCTTTGTCAACCGGAGCGTCAGCCACCTGAGTCCAGTCGGTATCTTTGAGCATCTGATTGCGCTGGGTACGGATCACTTGCCACTGTGTCACTACGCGCTGGTCAAGCTCTTCTTGGGTAAGCGGCTCTACGTCAACGATGCAGCACATATCGTCGTGCAGATGAGGCGCGGCAGGTACCAGCTTCTCTGTTGCGTGGTCGTAGGGTTTCCATGCCGAGATGATGTAGTAGCCCTCGGACTTGATCCAATCCACAGACGGCCCACGCTCACCGAAGGAGGTGTTGGGGAACCACTCAGTGTGATCTTTAATGATGAGGTCTTGGTTAGCAATTTGCATGGTTACCTCGTTGGGAATGGTGCGGTTGGCGAGGCGGTAATGGTACGGCCAACGCCTTTAGTAATTCGGAAGTCTTCAAGGTACCCATTGATACCAAGTAAAAAGTCGTAACTGGAGATCCCAATTATAGTTCTGGATGCAAGATAGTTGTTTGTGTCTGAATAGTTGGAGCCAACTTGAGAACCGTTGATAAACATTTTTGTTACCGACGAAGATCGAGTCACTGCAAAGTAATACCACACTCCGGCTGAAAGAGTGCCGCTTGTGATTTGTATCGCGCCGTTAACGAACCAAGTCATTATTGCGCCATTCATAAACAAACATGGATACGCTCCATTTGTTGAAGGGGGGCGCTGATCGTACATAATTTGAAAGCTGGCAACGCTATTAAAATAAACCCACCCTTCAATTGTAAAATTGCTAGTCCCCAAAGTAAGTGCCGGGGTTGTTACTGGCTCTAAATAATCACCCGTCCCATCAAAAAGAATACTGCTCGGAGGAAACTGAGCCTGAGCGATACTAACCTGAGCATTCCCCGCCGTAATCAAATCGTTTTGCACGGCGGCGTCGTAGATTCCTGCGTTGGTCATGTTGAGCAGAAGACTGGCCGGTGTTAGGAAGGTCGTGTTGACGTTGGTGGTGCTTGAGTAGCTTGCCGCGCTTGTCGGGCCTGTCGTAGATATTGGTGCGAGCGTGGGTGGGGTGAATGCTCCGGTGTAGACTGCGGTTCCAACAGCACGAATTTGGCTCATGTAACCAGTAAAATAACTGCTTGCTCCATTAAAACCGATATTCCCGCCGCCAGTTAAAATGTATGAGTTAGAGTTTGACGCAGAATTTGTCAAGGCTCCGTTTATAAAGAATCTTATCGTCCCGCTACTTCTGCTAACTGCCAAATGAGTCCATGTATTTAAAACAATGTCAGTCAAAGAAGAAAAATCAAAGGCGACGTTGTTTCTTCCAAATGCCCATTTGCCCGGAAATGCTGAGGCTGAATATGCAAACAATATATTTGAAGTCGCACCCCCAATAGGCCCAGCCCCATCACCCGGAGTGGCAGTTGGATAGACCCACGCCTCAACGGTAAAATCTCCAGTTCCAAAATTCATTGCAGAATTTGATGGGAATGACAAATAACTTGGACTTCCCCCAAAGTACCCGCTCCCACCATACAGCGCAGTGGTGTACGATGCCGTTGGGGAGAACGGCTGGAATGCTTGGACTTGTGGGGTGCCATTAGGGGTGATTGTGAAAGGTGCGGGGCTGTTGTCAAGGAAACGGTTAGACTGACAAGTTAAAAGTTTTGTCTGGGTGCCTGTTGGCGGGTTTTGTCCACCAGAAATTGCACCGAGAGGGGTCGTTGGCGGGGTAAAGTTGCTTGTGTAAACAGCGGCGGCAACAACTCTTACGTTGGAAATATAACCAACATTGGACCCGCTAGATTGAGTACCTATAGAACCAACATAGGCCACCAAGTTGTATCCAAGCGTTGCTGTATTTGTTGCGGTTGTAGCGGAGGCCACCCCATTTAAATAAACTTTTACATTACCAGACCCAGATCCAGAACGCACTAGGGCTACATGATTCCAAACATTTAGTGCCGGGACACGGTCGGTTGCTGCAATGCTTGCAGTGGCTGAATTTAAATATATGTTTAGCCCTGTTCCAGCATTTACATTCAACGCAAAATAGGTGGTGCTGTTAGTTTGAATATATGTTGTTTGGTCGCCTGTTGTCGTTCTAAATACCCAACATTCAATAGTAAAGTCGCCAGCAAATTGAAAAGAAGACGATGCCGGTGCGCTGATTGATTGGCTTCCCGCAAAATAATTACTCCACTGCCCATTCGGCCAATACGGAGTGATTGAACCCTGCGTCGGTGTGCCGTTGCGGGTGACGGGGAAGGCGTAGTTGCTGCTGTCAATAAAGGTGTTGTTCTGTACGCCGTCCGTCGCGCTGTTGTAGTTGCTGTCTGCGAGGTTAAGCAGCAGTGTGGTATTTGCGTCTGAAGTTAAAAATGTTGTAGGGACAGAAGTTACCGTCCTAACAGTGTTGCTTACACGAATGTTAGCAAGATAGCCATCAAGGTAATAGCCTGCCGTCGCCGGAGTCCACAACCCACCAACACGAAGTTGCGAGTTTTGCGCGTTTACTACATTTAATTGTGAACCTAACGATGTTCCATTAAGATACAAAGCTATTTGGGTGCCGTTATAGGTCATCGCTAAATAGTTCCAAGTATTTAGCACAGGCGCGGCAGAAGAATACACAAAAACACCGCCAACCTGACAGAACCATTTGGCTCCTGAACTGTTATCAATTCCTATCGCCGTTCTTCCAGCAGATCCGCTCGTTCCTTGAGAAAGAAAAGTTTGAGTTGCGGTTGAGCTAGTAACATAAGCCCACACTTCAATAGTAAAGTTGCCGGTTGGAATTACCTGAGTTTGCGTGGTAATAAGCGTTTGGGAAGAAGCCGCAGCGAACAACCCAGCACCCGGACTCGCGGCTGGTGCGGTGAATCCACTAGGGTAGAAGTATGGGTTTACTTGTGGGGTGCCGGTGACTGTGATTGTCTTTGCGGTTGTTGCGGTGTTTGCGTCAATGAACCTGTTGCTGTAACAAGTTAAAAGCTGAGTGTTGGTTACAGGAGTAAGTGGTGCGGTGGGGACGGTAATTGTTGAACCGTTTGTATAAACCGCAGACCCTTTAACAATTCTTACGTTAGAAATATAACCCGTAAAAGGTTGTCCGGCAGAATACTTGCCAACGTATAAGGCTGTTGTTCCGCTATTTGTTGGAATTGAAGCGGCGCTACTAACAGAAGCCCCGTTTATATACAAATTTACACTGCCTGTGCCGGTGTAATTTGCAACAATATGACTCCATTGGTTAAGCAAAAAAGTAGTCCCAACTTCAAGTTGAGCACCGCCAGCTTGCCAAACAATTGCGTTGGTTCCGGCCCTTCTGGTCAAACCAAATCCAGAAAGCATCCCCCCGTCAATTATGGTGTCATAGTTGCTACCAACCGTTGGGTATGCCCAAAATTCAATTGTAAAAGCGCCGCCAGTAAGGACAAAACCAGCGCTAGCAGCGAACGTCAAACCGTCTGACGCTGATGAAAAAAGATTCCCCCAATACCCGTCAGTCTGGTACGGAGAGACCCACCCAGTGCTTGGGTTGCTGACTCGGGTGACCGTGTTAGGGCTGGCGCTTGAATCGGTTACCGTTGTATTCAGAGATGACGCCGAGCCAGTCTCCAACAACAATGGGACATAGCCGAAAGATGCGTCGGTGGTAGGCGCGGCGGAACCGGCTCGCCCCGATTTAGATGCAGCAAACATTAGTAGTTCTGTCCAATCGTTGCACCAAGCCAAGCAGATGTAGTGGCATCCCAGAAAAACGAGAAAATGTCGCGTTTGCCAGAGCCAGTACTAATTGTTGGGGCAGTGCCAGAAGGCCACGTAACGTTCACCCCCCATGTTACGGTTCTGGGGGAGGAATCTTGAGTCAAAATCAGAATAAAACTTTTTCCAGCGGCTGATGATAGTACGCTAATGGTTGCGTTACCACCAGAGATTGTGAACCGCTGAACCGTGCCGTTAGTCAAGTCAATCGTTACTGAAGTCCCTGCCGTATTGGTATAGGACGTTTCAGTGTAATTCGTAACCGTTGGGTTAGTGATTGATGGAGTATTGTTTAGTACAGCACTCCCCGTTCCAGTAACCGCAATTTCTTCCGCCACACCCGTGCCAGTGGGTGTAACCGTTCCGCCTGACGAATACGCCGTATAAGACGTAGTATCAAGAGCCGTACCTTGGAACGTAACCGTAAACGTCGTAGACAGTGGCGTCGTGTTAACAACGTAGGTATTCCCATTTAACTGGGTCATACCCACCACACCGGTGATAGTAATTAGCTGACCTACAACCAGATTATGCGCGGCGGTGGTTGTAAAAACACCGGGGTTTGCCCTAGTTACCGCAGACAAACTTGATGTTGTCGCACCAATTCCTGATGTCCTTCCAAACAACTTGGGAGAGCCAATCGCTAGAACGTGCTCTGAGTTCCAATTAGACGGCTGGACTAGGGTCGCATCTACACCGTCCGCCTTTCCGCTAGAAAAAGCATGTTTTAAGGACACTGCCATGATTATGCCAACCGGATAATTGCGGTACTAGCCGTTGCCGCTGGGAACTGGATCGTGAATGTAGCAGCCGTGGATGACTTGTCTGAACCAAAATCAAGAACAGCAACCGCACGGTTAGCGTTAGTGCTGTTATAAATCAAAGCTCCACGCGCAGTGATCGTCGCGGTAGTCCAGCTAGTATCCGAGAAGCTAAGGAAAGCTGTGGTGCCAGACGAGGTAGGAACCTGCGAAACAGTCAACGTATTACCACCAGCGGTGTAACCCGTACCAGTAACTTCGTTAGAAGTCGTGTAAGTCGTCGTGGTTGCGTCCAGTGTTGCTGACGAGGTGTACAGTGCAATCTTAAAAGTGTTGCCGCCAGCAGCGAAGTTTTGCAACCCGCTCATTAGCTCCACCTTAAACGAGGTACACATTGCCTGAGAAATAGCCATGAAAAACTCCTAATTAAGAAACCGGTTGCCGATATTGACCACTGCGGTATGCATCTTGACGCTGTTTACCGTCACCCAACTGTTTAAGCAACTGGACCGACAACAAGTACAGCTTCTCATAGTTAGCAATAATATCCTGCTCGCCCTTCATAAACCGGATGGCTTCAATCAACGCACCATTAAGCAGGGCAGAATCAAAGTTATCCCCAAGCCAAGACGTGCCAGCAGTAACAATCGAAGGCGGGTAATAAAAGTAATGCAACTCCATTGTGTAAGCTGCATCGGGGGTTGGCCCCAGCATAAACGAAAGCTCGTTTACATCGGTTGAATTGGGACCAAAGATGGCATAGTACTTAGGCAACCCCGTGCTCGTAGGCGTGGGGTACGCTTCGCGGATGAAGTTCACATCTTTGTTAAGAAGATACGTGTACTCCCCCGTCGCGTTAACAACCGCCATCGAATAAACAGACAGAAAATCAGTCGGGCAGGACAGGTACTTGTTAGTCGAAGTGGTAGCGCCCGTTACGTTTTTTCGTAAGTTAGCAATCTGAACCGTGTTGTATATTTTCTGTTCCGCTTGCTGCGTGAACATGGCCAACTGATCAGCGGTGAACGTATTCTCCGTGATGTCTTGAATGTTGGCACACAACGCGGAGTAGTTCATGCCATCGGACCCCGGGCCATCAGACCTTTAGTAGCAGCGCCAGTCCCACGAGCCTTGATACCAG